TTGAAACAGCTGTCGAATCCGTACCGGACGCCTCGTTCTTCCATACGCCTTTACGCATGAATGACTTAGAAAATTCAGAATCCTGGTGGATGTTGGCCTGCGTTGCAATAGTCTTTGTTCTCTGCTGGCGAGGGTCTTTTGTTTGAGGTCCCTGTCTACGGTCGAGATCTGTCTGTCTAATCTTGTCTACGCCCATAATCATCTGATCTACATGGCAGGCATAATTTTCTGTATGTTCAGAAAGTACAGCCGGGTCTACTGAGCCATACGCCGGTTTTCTGCTCCAGTTGTCACGTAACAGATCTTCTTTATCGAATACATAGTAATTATCAGAGGATAACCCTACCGGGCAAACCGGAAACATATTTTTTGCAAAAGATGTTGTATCCTTCTGATAGTAAGCCAGCGCTATAGTGGAAAGCGCTGTGTGCGGTCTGAATGCACCCTTGGCAATGTCTGCCTGGATGCTCTTAGCTGTTCTTTTCATTTACCTATTTCCTCCTTCTTATTTTGCGGCGTTCTTCTGATACTTGGAAATCTGAACTCTAACATAGTCATTCTCCGCTGCATTGCTGAGCGCCACGCCGATCACATAATCTCCGTCAGCTGCCTTTGTTGCTTTTCCTGCGGTTGCAGTTACCTCTTCGCCCTTCTTGATGGCTCCGCCAGCAAGAATGTAGCCGATGTCCTTAATCTGAACATCTACCTGGTCTCCCTTTGCAACTTTTCCGGACTCTGCTCCGGAGATGTCGTTATAGCCTGCCTCAATAATTGCAATGCCTACGATAGGTGCTGTGCCGTCGGTTGCTACGACTACATCTCCATTCTCGTCATATTTGAGAATGAGGTTTCTCACATCGTCGATAGCAGCACCGGCCTGCTCTGCGATTGTCACAGACTGGTTAATCTGTGAGCCGTTGAAGTTTCTCTTTGCCATGGTCTTTTCCTCCTTCCTTAAAATCCTTCCTCAGCGTCGTATGCGTCCATAAGGTCCGGGTTATCTTCCCAAGCCTTAGCCCGCGCATCCGTATAGCTCATGGAAGGTTCTTTCTGCATATAGCTCTTGGCGATACCTTCGATCTTGCCCTCTGCATCACTTACGTGCACAGAGCCATGGCCGGACTTGCCTACCTCGGAAAAAACGCCGGACTTGTTGACCGCTTCCACGGTGGCATCAAGAACGGCGATCATATCGTTGTATGCAGTTCCACCGGTAGCTCTGAGAGATTTGAGCATAGGTACAAGCTCCTCTTTCTTCTTGCCGATGATTTCATACTTGCCTGCTACGGCTTCAAGTTCTCTGTTCTCAGCATCCTCACGGAACTTTCTGAGCGCTTCGATTTCTGCCTTAACAGCAGGATTGAGTCCCTTGTAGATGTCCTCGCCATCTGCAGGTGTTTCCTGGTTCTGCTCAGGCTTCTCAACAGACTTTGTTACCGCAGGTTTTCCCTCCGGAGTCTGCTCTGTCTGAGCCGGGTCGTCTGCCACGCCGTATCTCTTCTCAATATCTTCGAGAATGAGAAGCTCAGTCTGGGTCATTTTGCTCTTGTCGATCTTCATATCTTCGTTGTCTCCTTTCGACTGTTTCTTTTTGCCCTGGTCCTTTTTGTCCTCTGTGTCTACCTCCGGATCATCTCCTTCTCCGGCAGGCTTTCCAGTGGCGGTCTGTGCCTTCTCGATGTTGTCATTCAGCCTTGCAGCCGCAGACTTCATCATTGTCAGGTCACTCTCCGTCACCTCGTCACTCTTTACGATGTTGATTACCTTTCCGCCGGACCAGTTGCTAATTGCTTCCTTCACTACTGCAGTGAACTCGTCAAGGCTCTCATTCATCGCTGTTGCTGCGCCGGTGCTATCCAGCTCCTCGTCATTCAGAATCGAACAGAGGCTTGCCTGCAGTGCGTAGCATATATCCCAAATTTCATCAGCAATCTTTCTGTTCTTGATTTCATTGAAACGCTCGTTGAAACTAACAGAGTTGCCTTTCAGAACTTCCTCTACTGCACTGTCGATCTCTTCCTGGTTCATGCCGGCCTTTTTGCCGATGAAACCGAACAATCGGCTGACAAAACCATTCTTATCGCCATTCTCTCCTGTGGACTGCCCCTTTTCGCCTTTACTCTTTGTTAGCTTAATGTGAGCATCCGGATTTGCACCTTCATCTACAAAATCAACCTTGCTGATTCTGAGATTTTTTAACTTTGTTGCCACTTTGCTTCCTCCTTTCCGCAAGATTTATATTAAAAAAGACACCTTTGCGGTGCCTCTCCTAATAACGGAATGATGTTTCTGTTGCTGATAAACTCTTCTAACTGCTCTACTGTGGACTCTCGCAGGTTATTCAAACCGTAGCGGTCCATAAATTCGAGCAGGAAATCAGAAAAAGGCACCATATCGGATGCCTTGCTGATCTGTTTTATCAATTTGTTCTTTTTGCTTAGATTTGTCTCCATAATGTGAACTACCTATGCCCTTATTACACTCTCATATGTGGAATTATAAGGTTAAGACTGCTGAAAAACTCAATACGCCCCATTTCTACAAGGTGTTTTCATCTTCTACTTCGACTCTCTCGGCTTCTCCTTCGATTGAGAACATCGGATATGTGCCGTCCTTAACCTTTTCCCATACATCCTCGTCGGTTACTTTGAAGCCGATCCACCAACCAATCGGAAGAGTGCCTGCCGGGATTCCCATTGCCTGCATTTTTTCTTCCGTGAATACCACAGATTCAACCAGGACTGCAGCTCCGCCTCTTTCGTGCATTTCTCCGCCTTCACGATAGAGTAACACATACTGGTATGCTGCGTTTTCCAGTTCTTCCGGCTCGATGATGTCCTTCTGCCAGTCCTCAATCTCTTCTCCGTCAGCACGGATAGCCACATTCGCCCAGCCAAATGCCAGGTGCTTGTCGTCGTCGGACTTGGCAATCTTAAACCTGCCTTTAATCACATTGCTGGCAGGCTCTTTCTTCTGCGGTTCTGCAGACTTCTTGATGAAATCAGAGAACTTCTTCACTTTCTCACTTCCTTCCTCTCGGTGCAGCCGCTTCGATATACTCGATAGCGCAGGCACATCTCGGGTGTGCAGGTGGTAACATATGTTGTCCTGCAAACAGAACCTTTCCTTTGAAATCAAAGTCGGAGTCCATATCTACCTCAGTACCTTCCAGCGCATTGCAGATGTCGCACACCGAATCGTCTCCGGATGTACTCCATCTCTTTACCATCGTTCCAAGATACCCTTCGCCCTGTGCCTGGCGTATGCCTTCATCGGCTCCACGGTTATAAGCAAAAGCACTCTCGGTCTGAGCGACTGTGAATGCCCTGGCCCGGTGCTGTTTCTCTGCATATTTCTGAGAAGCGTCCAATGCCTTCCGGCGGATGCTCTCAATCTTCATTCTCGGATGTTCTTTTCGCATCGTAGCCACGATATTGTCATAATACCTGGCGTTTGCTCTTGCGTCACCCTCTGTCAGACCGATGCATGGACGAATGAGCCTTGCCAGTTCATCTACTGTATGGCTCTCTCTCATTTTCTTTTCCAGGAGTGCCGCTATTGCGTCCTTCTGTTCTTCTGTGCATCGGGTGACAAACTCAGCTCCTCTTTCACTGATCCAGTCGAGAACGCCAGGTGTCTGAGTGTTAAACTCAAAAGCGAGACCGTCCAGGATTGGTTGCCCGGTTGGTCCCGCTGCTATTGCCTGCGTCCACATTGACTGCAATCTCTCGGCAACAAGCACTGAGTAATCCTGTTGCCAAGCCTCTAACGTCTCTTTACTAAGGCTTCCGTCCGCTACTGCTTTTCGGAGTTCCTGGTACGTGATGGCGTCTTGCTGATCCTGCCAAAACCCGCATAGGATTTCAACCGGTTCGTCACATTCGCTCTGCAGGTACTCTTCAAGTCTGCGTAGGACTTCTTGACTGCCCGGTGTCTTTGCCTTGCGTATTCGCTTTGGTCGTATGAACCTTATTGCCATTTGCACCGCTCCTTCCTAATCGCCTTTTAGCGGCTTCCGCCACATTGTCGGGGATTTCTTCGCCTTCGTCGTTTCCATCGCTTCCTGCGGCTGTCTCAGGCTCCGGTGGCTGGTTCTGCTCCGCCTGTTGCTTACGCCGCTGGTCTACTGTTCTGTCGTCCGTTGTCCTCTCCGGCAGGTGTCCGACCTGGCGAATGTAATCTTCCAGTCCGTCGTCCGGTACTAAGATTCCGATGCCAGTCATATCCTTGATGAATGCCGCAACCTTCGTTACGTCCACATCTGCAATGTCGCCGTGGGACATCTTTGGGTACTCCGTGATGCCTGCAAAATGTTCACCGTTAATATCGATCAACGGCGGGATGCCCTGGCTGTTGAATGTCTCGCAGATCATGTCTAGGAATGCACCGATTGCCATAGCGAACAACTCCGTCTTATCGGAACTCAACGCCCAGGAACCGGTCTCTGAATGCCCTAAGAAAATAAAATCCGCCAGTACCGTCATTGCAATTCGGGTATCGTAGCGGTTGATGATCGCATTCGTGTCAAACTGTCGGGTGCCGCCGGAACTTAACAGCTCCAACTCATATCCTGCCGGAAGTACCACACCTTCCATCTCGTCTCGGCGAATACTCTTTACCATATTTTCCAACGCAATTCGTGTCTGCTTGTTGTCATCAATATCATCGTTCCAAAGGTCTAACCCTTCCGGTCCGTGCATTACCGGGAGTCCTGCAAGGTCTCTCTCAATGCCGATACCTTCAATCTCCTGGATTCGTCTCTTGAAGTACCAGGATCGGTAGGCATTTCTCAGAATACTTCGCCCTTCCGGATTATTCTTCCTGCTCTTTGTACGGAACAGCAATGCCTTACTCATTGGTATCGTGTACGTTCCGAAGTCCGGCGGCGGCATCTGAGTCATTCCCAGCAGATTGTCCTCATTGTCGTATTCCCATCTGTAGAGCGTTTCCTGCGCTCTGATAGGCAACTTCTTCCATCCAATCAAACCATCCGTGTACTTACTCTTTGTGGTTGGGTTCTTCGTATTTCCCATACGGCGCTTATACACGATCTCGTGGAAACTCCAACCGTAAGTGAGGAAAGATAAGATTTCCGAAATTGTGTCCGTCCAGGTGTCCTGCATATCGTGCATACAGCTTTCTACGAACTCTGCAGCCTCTTTGTCCTTTGCGGTGTCGCCTCCCGGCTCTACATTCCAGTCGCACTGTCTTACCAGCATCTCGATAGCGAAGAGGATTGCACCTACCACATCGTCATTCTCAGACATTTCACGGTAGACCTCTATTCCTCGTGTGCCTCTCAGTTCGTGAAGGAACTCTTCGTAGATTGTTCCTCCGTAGCGTCGCTGACCTATGCGACCGATTTCTTTGTTAGCCATCTGTTCTCACCTCACTTATTCCAATAACTGCTCTTGCCTAACTGGCTATCCTTAGGCGGTGCTGAGTATGTAGCACCACTCTCTAACTCCGTAAATGCTGACGAACTTGCATCCACCATATCCTTGAATTTGGACTGTGGGAAGTTCTCACACTCGTTGAAATACTCTTCGTTCCACGGTGCAATCAGCACATCGACATTGCCTTTATCCATGCCTTCAAGTCCTAACCATTGTGCTGAGAACGGTTCTGCTCTCGTTACCTTGTCTCCGGACTCTTGAATGCACTTAACAGTAAAACCAGCCAAGAGCTTCATAAAACTCTGTGCCTGGTCTTTACCTGCCTGGCCTGGGTCCTGCGGAAGTCTTGTTGCTACCCTTCCGTATTTCGCCCTGTC